TCTGCAATATCTTCTTGTGCATCAATTCTTTCTCTATCAACATTAATTCTTTGTTGAGATTCTTGAGCTTTTCTTTGTTCAGCAGCTAAGAACTGTTGTTGTTCTATAGAAAGTTCTTGTCCTTTCAAAGCAAGTTCTTGTTTTCTAATTGCAACTAATGGATCTTCATCCTGAGGTGATGCAACCTTTTGATTATATTCAGTTAATAATTCAGCGAGTATTGGTGCTGAGAATTGTGCCAATATATCTCCTGCCTGCAAAGATAAGCTTTGTGCTTCTTCAGGTGAAGATTGTTGAGCTTGTTGTTGCAGTTGTTGAAACTGTTGCATAGCTTCTGGTGGCATTTGTTGTTCACCCAATATGTCAGCTTTCATCTGTAGATGTTGCATGATATGAGAATGTATCAAAGCTTGTACTTGAGCGTTCATTTGTACCGGAGGTGTGTTTAACAAAGCCATATGGATTGCAATATGAGCATCATGATTTTGTTGTGGAAACGCTTGAGCTTGTTGTCCTAATAACAATTGATTGTTTTCAAACCCAGCTTCTATTGGAAGAGGATCTGTAGGAGGTGGAGGTGTTAATATTTGTTCTACGTTATCTACACCTATTGCAGCATACATTCTTTTGTAAGCTTCATAAGTACCGTTAGGCCCATGTACTTGTGGATTAGATTGTACTAATTGCATCATCTCTTGGGCCATAGCAATTCTTTGAGATTGACTAAATATATCAGGATTAGATATTGGGAATATATCTACTTTTTCATCAAAATCAGATAGCTTGATAGTTGTTTCATTATTAGCTACAGCGTATGGATATTCTTGCGGTAGGTATTCTTTAAATACCTTTGATAGTATTTTAAATTCTTTCTTTTGTGAATTATGTAAGCGTTTGTGAATAGCAGACAATACCTTTGTAGATCTTTCTAGTAACGCAAGCGTTGTACCTACAGGTGCATTTGGATTACCTTGTCCTGTATTTATTTCAGCAATAGATGCAAACTTTTGTCCTGAGTTGACCAGTATGTTTAGTAACTGTAGTAGCGTTCCACTTGGCTCTTTAAAAGGTAACGGTTGTATTGAATCTCTTAGAGATCCACCAGGGGCATCTACATCTCTAAACTCACCTGGCTGTATAGGAGTATCTTCATCTCTAATTCTAATGCCTCTGGTCTTAAAACCAGCAGGTAAGTTAGCTAGAGTTCCAGCATCAATTAATTGTCTCATAATTGAAGTTGATGCCTTTGATAAACCACCAATCATATGAGTTAATCCAAAGCCGTAGAATCCTAGACCTGGCAAAAACTTAAAATGAACAAAGTATTCTATTTTATTTTTTAACTCATCATCTTCTTTGTAGTTTCTTCTGACAGAAAGGATGTCGCTTGAGCCAGCATCTATAGTAACAATATAAGGTAGTTTGATTCCTGTTGGCTCACCTTCTTCGTCTATATCCTCAAAGCCTTCTAGCTCAAGATTACAATGTACTTCGTATAAAAGCGATACTTCGCCATCATCATATGAAGGCTCCATACCAGAAAGCTTGTCTATTTCCTCTTTAACACCGCTGTACTCATCAGTACTATCACTAGAACTTATATCTACTTTTTTATAGAATCCTAATGATTGTAGTTTTCTTACTTCATTTTCGGCTATTTTAATTACATTCGTAATTCTTGGACATGATTCAAGATCAGTCGTGTAGTAAGGAACTATTAGATCTTCAGGTGCAATAAACTTAGATACGGCCCTACCCAAAGCCTCATCATAATAGACTTTCTTAAAAGCAGATCCTGCTAAAGGAAGATAGAAAAGCATTTGATCTAACTCTTCATCAAACTCTTCCATTACATGAGTAATTTGATAGTTCATAAACTCTTTTACTCTTTGTGCTTGTTCTTCTACTAGAGAATCATAAGCACCTATGACTTGAGTTTTAACTGGACCACCAGACGGTAACAGCTCCTTATAAGCTTGCGCTTGGAAGGTTGTTACGGCTTCACCTAATAAAGGGTGAATAACACCACTTGCGCCTACAAACGGTTCAGATCTTTCTGCGTCAAAGCGCATACCAAGATACTCTAAACCGTCTTTATATGTTTTTTCCCAATCTTCTCTGGAGGATTTGTCTTTTTCTATTCCTGCAATTAATTCATTAGCAATATTTCTTAACTCTTGTGGATCTAAAACTTCAGCTAAGTTGCTGTCAAAATCTGTTTCAATCTCTTCACCTATTGATTCTCCAAGAATAGCGCTACCATCTTCTTGCATTTCAAAGCCTTCAGTACCGGATTCCATAATAGCCTCTATTGCTACTTTCATGTTTTCTTGACCAAGCGGTACTCGGTTTTCTTCATTTAGTGCTGTTGGGTTTATATCTTTTTCTATTGCCATAATCCTAGTAGTATACTCTCCTTACTGGTGCTTTCTCTTTGTCTGAGTAATCATCATCAAGGGAAACTAAACCACCCTCCCTAAATCTCATCAGAGCTTGCGTCATAGTATCACATAGGTCATCATTTTTTCCAAAAGGAAAAGAAGCGCACTCTTCTATCATTTCTTCTGCAAATTTCTTTTCAGGTGCATATACCAAACCAGACTCAAAGATAGGTGCAACTGAATGCATTCTAGTAGATTTGTCATGTCCTCTTGTTGGAGAGTAGTTAACTACCGGTATGCCTAACCTCCTAAGTTCGTGTGTCAAAGGTGTTCCAGATGCTTTGGCTTCTATCAACACCATATCAGGTTCCCAGTATTGATATTCTTCGTATGCCACACGTTTTAGTTCTGGGAAATCCCAACGATCTTTCTGCGCATCCAATAAGATAACGCAATCAGGAGAGTCTGGTGTAGGTCTAAAAACACCCCACGTTGAGATAGCAGAGTAGTCTGCGTTTTCTTTCTTACTAAAGGCAGTATCATAGCTTTGTATAATGTAGCTTACTGGAGGTAAAGTTTCGCTTTCCCAAGCATTCCACCACTCTCTTTTAACAATAGATCCCTCTTCGGATGTTGGAGTCTGCATCCATTGTGCATTCCATTTCTGTACTGGTAAGGATGCCTTGACCTTTTCTAGTTCATCCATAGACCAGAACTCAGGCCATAAAGCGTTGTTGGTTTCAGGGAAAATAGCTGGAAACTCTACTATTTCCCATTGGTCAGCGGATGACTCTTTCTGGGAATCTAATAACTTTGCGGTTAGATCTATAGAACTCCAACGAGTCATTACCAGTATGATAGCTCCACCTGGTTGCAAACGCTGTCTAGGTCCAGAAGTGTACCATTCCCAACACGCCTCCATAGCAGTAGGGCTAAGAGCGTCTTGCTCTGAATGAGGATCATCAATAATCAATAGATCCGCACCACGACCCGTAATCGCTCCTCCTACACCTGCGGCAAAGTACTCACCACCTTTATCAGTCTCCCAACGTCCTGCTGACTTAGAGTCTGCTTGTAATTGTGCTTTTGGGAATATCTGTTTGTATTCCTCAGTATCCATCATGTTACGCACTTTACGACCGAACCTTACAGCTAGCTCTCCTGTGTGAGTTGTTTGCATAATCTTACGTTTAGGTTGCTTGCCCATAATCCAAGCAGGAAAGTAAGTAGAACAGAACTCAGACTTCGTATGTCTTGGCGGCATGTTGATGATAAGCCTATTGCATTTACCATTAGCAACATCCTCTAGCTTTTGTGCAAATATTTTATGATGACGGCCACAAATAAACTCTGGCCACATGTGATCAATAAAGTCTAAAAATGTTTCTTGGCAACCATTTTGTTTCTTTAACAGCTCTAGACGTTCTTTCAGAACTAAGGTTTCTTTAATCTCTTGATCAGAGAGGTGAGCTAGGTTCATAAGTTAGCTAACATGTTATCTATACTAACTGGACCACCATCTTTAAATGCATCTACGCCTTTATCTTGAACTAGCTTTCTTATTTCATCATCAATCTTAACGTAAGTGCCTTCAAACCTTTTGTCTATATTGTCGGTTTCAAACTTCTTAACATACTTCTTAGGATCTTTACCCAATTCTTTAATAATTTTAGCTATTTCATTTTCAGCTTCTTTGTAGGTTGTCTGTAATATGTCATAACCTACACCCCCTTCTTGTCCAAGTCTTTTGCCGGCTGAATCAAAATACATACCACTCTTTCCTTCTGTAACAGCTCTCAAGAAGTTAGACCTTATGGGGAACTTAGTGACATCACTTCTTGCACCTTTAGCATAAGGATCTATTGCGTACCCCTTAAGTAAGTCAGGATTAATCTTAGTAGCTTTTTTAAGTATAAATAACCCATTACCAATATTAAAAGTTTGGTCGCTGTTATCCATCATCTCATTAAAATATTTTAAAGCTCTTTCATTTGGTGTGCCTGGTCCATACTTTTGAATAATAGGTCTGACTCCACCTACAGGTGTTGTTTCTTTTGTGGTATAAAATATTTCATCTAAGCTTTTATCAAGTGATTCAGTAAACGGTCTGCCTGTAGCTTGTTCTAGATCTGCTTTACTTAGAGTATAGCCATCAAATTTAGTAAATACTCCTTCAGGAAATATATCTGATATTTGTTTATCTATCTCTGCCAGTTCGTCAGTAGTTCTTAAATAAGAAGGTGAGTTAGGTGTTAATCCAGATGCCTTCAATTCGTTTTGTATTCTAAATTTATCTTGAGCTAACTTATTAACTTTGGGTACGTTCTGGTTGTATGTATTTAGTTCTTTCTTTAAAGCAGCTACCTGTTTAGCATCTACGTAAGGTGTTATTGGAAAGTCTGCTTGAGCTTTCTTAACGACAGGAATTAAATCACTAAAGTATTCAGGCTTTATAAGACTTCCAATATCAAGACTTTCAAAGTCCACATCATCATCTGCTGCGTTTTTATATAACCTACCAACAGGTGTTTTGTCATTTAACATGTCTTTAAATAACTTATCTTTGAGTTTTGAAGGAGATAAATTAGGCGCTTCTCTTGTGGTTGCTAATATTGAATTATAAATAAATGATGTATTCATGCCTACTTCATCTAAATCTACTAAATCGTTAGCTATATTTTGGAATTCACTAGATCCACGAATTTGATCAAGTTGTTTATTTTTATTTTTTGTAGCTACCTCACCAAGTTCTTCTGCGTAATCAGATTGGATTCTTGCTACGTTTAATAAATTATCTCCACCTACAAAACTTCTTGCTGCGTCAGCTATAGGATCAGGGTTGGCTAAATTAGCATTAGCCCTTAAATCAAAATCAGCGATACTATCAAAAACAAAATTATCCCTATGCTCGTCAATACTGCTGTAATGATCAAATTGTTTCTTTCTATCTAAACCTCTGACGTGGTAAGTGTTTTCTTTTACCGCAGAAACACCAGTTGAACCTGAACCTGATACTTGATTAGCAAATTGATTATCATTTATACGTCTTCTACTTAAAGCTCCTTGCTGATTAGATTTAATATAGTTAGCTAGTCTTTGTCGGGTAATCTTGCCTTGAGGGTTCCTTATCTCAAGCTCACTCATCAACTTAGGATGTATTTCACCTGTCTCATCAATTACATTAAGCAATCGTAGTTCACCTTCCGGTACTCCACTTTTCTTAATTGCGTTGATAAACGCTTGTGCTTTACCTTGATTAGGTAGTTTCTTGCTTGTATTTACAAACTTAGCGGCTTTTGAAGTTAGTCCTTTGTTTGTTAAAACCTGACCAGCACCTTCTATTTGTTTGTTATCAAACATAGTACCTGGGTACATCTGTTCATCTAATGATAACGGTTTAAACTCTTCAACCTTAGGTACCGGTACATCCTTTGTAGCTTCTTCTATAACCTTAGTAGGTTCTAGGTTCTCTAATAACTTAGGTTCTGCTTTAGGAGCGGCCTTTAAGGCTCTAGCACCCCTAAAGAATCTAAAGATAGGAATCAAACTAGCTGCGGCTAGTGCAGAGATACCGTAATTACCTAAGGCTCCAAGAAAACTATCTTCTTCTAAACTTTCGGATCCTCTCTTTGCAAACTCTCCAACTTCGTAGACTGCAAGTGCATCTCCTACGCCAGGAGAAATACTGATTCCTAGTTGATCTATTATCGGCAGTTCTTCAAACTCACTATAAGCTTCACGAATGTTGCCTCCGGCAACTGCCGTCTTTAGTTTCTCAAGTACCTCTGCTCTAGTTGCCATCTATTTGTTTTTTTATCTTTTCTTCTTCAATAGATAATTTTTTAAATTTCTTTTCAGCTCTATTTATTAAATTACCACCCTGCGGTTCATTAGCATCTAACTGATCTTGGCCTCTGCGATAATCTGTCGCGGCTTGATTCTTTTGTTTTTTGATAGCACTTAGCCTTTCAGTTAGCTTTCTTAATTTGTTTGCAGATAAAGCAACCTTACCTACAGGTCCGGAACCAAGGGAGGCATAGTCTACGGGACTGAAAGGATCAAAGATAATGTCGGTAAAGTCTTTTACCGTAAGATCATCTTCGGAGGGGCTACCTAGTTTTTTTTTTCTAAATCAGCAAGTATGTCGTCAAGAGATTCAGATTGAGGAAAGAACATCTGTTCTTGTTGCATGAGGTTTCTGTTAGTAACAGGTTCAGCTCTTTCAATAATATCTTCAAGAGTAAGCATACCCACAGAAAATAACTCTATATCTCTATCTGATACAGTTCTGCCTGTTTCTCCTAGAAATTCTCTCATTCTTTGTGCTGCCATTTCAGGAGGAGACATACCTTCTCTAGCTCCTTGTTCTGCAATCAACATGTTTGAATTAACTTCTTCACCTGCTGCGAATCCTGGTCGCATCATAGGGAACCGTTCTCTAGGCATATCCTGAGGCATAGGTAAGGGTGCGCGAGGCAAAGGGGGTGACATCCTTTCCCTCCCGCGTTGATTGGGTAGCCTTGAGAAGATAGATCCAAGTCCGCCGCCAAAGAACCTATTAGACGGTCTTTGTTGAGGCATCCTTCTTTCAGGCATTATTTGTGGTAAACGTCTAGGTCTTCTTAAGTAGTTTCCTGGTGGGTTGACAGATGTGTCAGGAATAAAAGCTCTTTCATCAGGCATGTACCTATCTGGAGGTAAAGAACCGCCGTATCCTGGCATATCTCTAGGATCTGTAAATGTAGAATTGTCTACCATATTAAAATCATCTTGGATTCTGTTGTTACCTATACTTCTAGTAATTTCAGGTAGTCTGACAGGAGGTAATCCTGTTTCTAAGTCAAGAACCGTACCTGGTGCTTGATTTCTAATAAGGTCTTGCAAAGAACGAGGGCCAAATGAAGTTCCTCCACGCATTATAGGCCTTGGTGATTGTCTGCTCATGCCAAACATTCTATCGAATTTGTTTCCCATAGATGTAGGTCTAGGAGACATAGGAGGTTGTACTTGACTGCGTATTTTACTTTTTAAATCTTTAAAGAATCCCATAACAAAATAATATATTAATTAAATAGTAAAACCAAGTGCGCCGTCACCCATACCAAACATCTCTTCAGCCATCTCAAGTTCTTCGATAGTCATACCGATCTCATTAAGGAACTGTTCTATCTGTTCAGGGGTAGCACCTTCAGACTCCATTTGTTCTACAATTTTCATAATTTGCATGAGGGCCTGTTTAGCTTCGCTTTTTTCTTCTTCGCTAAGACTATTAATTTGTGATTGTAGTTGTTCAGGTAAAGCTGGGGCCGCCGGAGTCCCTTGCATCATTTGTTGACCTTGAGGCATCTGTTGGTCTGGCATCATTACTGGTGCAACTTCCATATTCATTACATCTTCTTCCATAACTTCATCCTTTATGTTTGTTCGGATTGTAACACCACATAAAGCCAAATGTAAAAAAAATGGTTTTTGTTTAAGAGAGATCTTGTCCTTGTGTGTGTCTCTACTGCCTTACCCAATTTTGCCCCTCCCCCCATCCGTACGCCCGATACCCGA